CGCTGAGGCCCGCAGGGAAGAGTCGAGCATCAGCGTCAGGATCGCCAGGTCGCGCGTCCCGCCGTGCGTGGCCGTGTCGCAGACCGACACCACCGCCATCGCCGAGCGCCAGTCCAGCACCCGCTGCTTGCGCTTCGTCAGCTTCGGGTAGGGCAGCGCGGAGGCCGGTGAGGCCTCGCCCAGCGTGTGCCCGAAGAACGAGCGGAAGCTCGCCACCGCGCGCTTCACCGCCGAGGCCCCCACCCCCGCCGCCCGCCGCCCGGCCAGGTAGGCCAAGAGCTGCTCGGCGGTAACATCCCCGACGGCCACCCCCGCGAAGGCGGGGGCCCGCGCCAGCGCGCCCACGTCCCAGACGTAGGCCTCCACCGTGGTCGCGCTCTTGCCCGACACCACCAGCCAGTCCCGCCAGGCTGCCATCGCCGCCAACATGTCACCACCTCCTCCGGCGCCACTTTAAATAAAAGCGGCCCGGTGTAGAGACGACCCGCCGGGTCGTCTGTACTCCGCGCCGCACGCTGGCGCCCTCGTCGCGACTCACAGGGTCTCTGTGAGTCTTAACGGGCGGGGGTGTCTTCCGCACCCCCGCCCATTCTTCCTATCCCCCATTCTATAACGGAGTGTCAACCATGCCGGAATTTCGCAAACTCACCCACCTGCTCGACCACCTGCTCAACGCCGCCTACCAGCAGCGCAACGTCCACCAGAAAGAGACGCTCCCGGGCGGCCTGACCATCGAGCTCTACATCACCGCGCACACCGCGCAGCCGGCCGTCATCCACCTGAAGCTGAGCCGCACCGGCATCCCGCCCTCCGCCAAAGAAGCGGAGACGGTCTTCAAGCACTGGCCGTGGGAATTAGAGGGCGGCGCGCCTGCGTGGAACTCCTTCAAGACCGCCAAGGTGTACTCCATGACCACGCACTTTGACCTGCCCGACGTGCGCAACCACTTCGCCGGATTGAAGAAGCCGCTGCCGGAGGCCGACGATGAAGACTGAAGGCCTGCGCTACTCGTTTCACGAAGTCCGGCCCCCACGCTGGGCCGATGATGCTGACCTGTGCTTTCGCATCCTCGACGGCCAGCGCACCCTGGCCCGCGCCACTGCGCGCGCCGACGCCCTCAAGATCACCCGCGCCCTCAACCGCGAAGACCTGCGCCTCTTCGCGCAGCGCGCGAAGGTAGGGACGACCGCCCGCCCCACGCCCAAGCGCCGCTACCGCTCCAAGCGCCAGATCTAGCCTGTCCTGAGCGAAGTCGAAGGAGAATCCCCATGCACATCAAAGCCGAGAAGACCACCACGTTCGTCATCCGCCTCACCCTCGGCGAGGCACTCGCCGTGCTCACCGACCCGGCCCCGCTCCAGAAGGAGATCCGCGCGCTGCTCCCCGCAGAGTCGAAACACCCTCGCGTCGGGGCGACCCGGCGCGTCGCCCGACCGGAACCCGCCCGCCCCCCAAAAGCGCGCAAGACCATGCGCCGCGTCACCTGCCCGGAGTGCGGCAAGGAGATGGGGGCCAGCGGCCTGGGCAACCACCGGAAGAAGCTGCACGGGGTTGCCCCCGCTGCGGCCTGATCGCGCCCATGGCCACCGACACCCTGAGCCAGTCGAAGGGCCACTGCATCCACTGTGAGTGGGAGCTCACCGTCCCGCTCGCCGAGCGCCTGCGCCAGAGGGCCGAGGGCGAGGCCCCGCGCCTATGACCCTATGACCGCCTACACCCACGTCCCCAACAGCTACCAGAAGCCCAACGTCTTCGTGGACGAGATCATGCGCCTCCTGTCCCCCACCCAGAACATGGTGCTCGACGCCGCCTGCCGCCAGATCATGGGCTGGGAGACCAAGCGCGCCGCCCGCCGCGACCGCATCGCCCTCTCCCAGTTCGAGACACTCACCGGCCTGAGCCGCCATACGATCCTGGCCGCCCTCGCCCACCTGGCGACGGCCAATCTCCTGACCCCCATCGGCACGCCCACCGGCCGCACGCCCCAGGAGTACGAGCTCAACCTCGGCCAGCGCGGCGATTACCGCTGGGACTTCCTGCGCGACCATCCCCCCTATCGGCACAACCCGAGCCTATATGTGGCGGGTAGTAGCGGTGCAGCCACTGAACCGCTAACGGAGGAGTACCGGTGCTTAAATCCCCCCCTTAGCGGTGCAGTCACTGACGAGTTAGCGGTGCAGTCACTGCACACACCAAACTCATTAAACTCAAAAAGGGATAAAGATATTGATTCTATCTGCAAGCAGGCCCTAGCCCTGGCCCGCAACCTGCTGCCGCGCGCGACCTTCGACGCCCACCTGCTCGACGCCCGCCTCACCTCCGGCGACACCCCGGGCGCGTTCCGGCTCTACCTGGCCCGCCCGGAAAGCCCCAACGCCCGCGTCTGGCTGAAGAGCCACCTCGAACGCCACCTGCTCTTCGCCTTATCCCAATTCACGGAGCCCGTCGTCGCGCTCGACTACGACTTCGCGCTTCCCCCAGGAGACCCCCATGCACCCTAACCCGCTCGTCCCCCGCCTGGTCGTCATCAGCCTGACCTGCGGCCACACCGTCACCCTGGGCATCCCGCCCGAGGTGGACCCCGACCCCCGGCGACCCGCTCCACTGCTACACCTGCGACGCCGACGTGCAGGTGGTGGGCGTCGTCACGCACACCGACTACGCCGCGCAGACCCCGATTCTCCACGGCGGAGATCAGCCATGAACCCTCTCAGGACGGATCTGACCCCCACCTATCCCCAGCCCCTCACCCTCGCCGACCTGCCGCCCCGGCGCCCCTACCGCCTGCTGGCCTCGCCGCGCCTCACCGGCCCGCAGACCTGCGTCTTCGAGACCGGCGAGCGCGAGGCGGCCGTGCTGCGCATGGCCAGCCCGGGTTTCTGCTGGGCAATGCTCGACCTCGGCTTCCGCTACCTCGAGCTCAGCTATGAATTTGCTTAGCAAATTCACCTATGGAGAAAATCTAATGTTCAACCGCCGCCATTCGTCGACACCCGACTCCCCCCTCCCGCCCGCCTTCTGGAAACCCGCCCGGCTGCTCTTCCGCTGCGTCCTCCCCGCCGCCGCGACGGGCTGGTACGTGGTCCTCTTCGGCGGGCCGCACCTGCTCGCCTTCGTCGGCCCGTTCCTGGGCCTGGCCGCGCTCCAGGAGAGTCTGCTGTGGCTCTTCCGCTTTGCCCGCCGCATGGGCGCGACCGACTACGAGATCTTGAGAAAGGAGTGACCATGACGCCTGAAGAAATCCAGGCCCTCACCGAAGAGCGCCTGCGCCGCTGGACGGCGAGGCTCGTCGCCGAGCACGCCACGCCGATGGTGCTGGTCGCCGTCGGCCACGACCACGCCAGCGGGAAGATCGTGATCTGCGCCCTGGAGGACGGACCGATGTCCGAAGACGAGGCGATCCGCGCGCTGCTGCGTTACGCCCTCCACCACCTGCGCGACGGCGTCTGCTGACTCATGTCCGCAGACAACAGACAACCTTAGGAGACCCCCATGACCACCCTGACCCCCCTCCCGCTCAAACAGCTCTCCAACAACCCCTATCAGCTCTGGCCGCTGGACCCCGCCCACGTCGCCGACCTGGCCGCCGAGTACACCCTCGGCGCGCCCCTGCCCCCCATCGTCGTCCGCAGCAGCCCGACCCCCGCGAAGGGCTACGAGATCGCCGTCGGCCACCACCGCGTCGCCGCCCGCCTGCAGCTGCATCTGGCCGACGTGGACGCCGAGGTGCGCGACCTGACCGACCTGGAGATGGCCCGCCTGGCGGTCGTCGAGAACTTCAAGCGCCGCCTCCCCTCCGCCCTCGACAAGGCCCACGCCCTCCAGCGCCTCACCACTCCCCCCTTCAACCTCTCCCAGGCCGACGCCGCCCAGCAGCTCGGCTACGTCAACAAAGCCACCGTCTCCCACCTGCTGCGCCTCTTGACTCTGCCCGCCCCCATCCAGGCCCACGTCCACACCGGCGCCCTGCCCGAGCGCCTGGCGCGCGGCCTGGTCTCCGTGGCGCGCTCGCTCCCGCAGGTCGCCCTGGCCGTCGCCGACCAGGTCGCCAAGAGCGACGACAAAGAGTCCACCTTCGACGACGCCCTCGGCGACGCGGTGGCTAAGTATGGCCGCCCGATGTGGGACGCGCCCTGGTTGCCGAAGGGCACGTGGACCGGCCCGGTCACCTACGTCGCCGCCCTGGCCGCCACGCTCGGCCTGACGGTGCTCCCGCCCTGCACGGGCTGCGAGTTTCACCTGACCGTCCACGGCGAGCAGTGCGCCCGCCCGGCCTGCTTCGACGCCAAGGTCACCGCCTGGCGCTGGGCCGAGGCCGCGAAGGCCGCCAAGACTCTGGGCCTGGCCGTCGCCGCGCCCGGCGAGCAGGTGAAGCTCCTCTTCGACGGCAACCCCACCGACAAGCGACTGGCCGAGGCTGCGCTCAAACTCAAACATGTTAGCCTGCGCCTGGTCCCCACCGCCCGCGCCATCCGCGACTACGAGAGCGAGACGCGCGTGCGCGCCGACCTGCTCGGCTCGCCGTTCGCCGCCCTGGCCACCACCGACTGGCCCGCGCTCAAGAAGGCCCTGCCCGAGTCAGTCACGGCGAAGCCCGCCGAGAAGGCCGCGCCCAAAACCAAGACGCCCGCCGACTACGCCCGCCAGTTTAAAGCACAGGAGGCCGAGCACAAAGCCAAGGAGGCCGAGTTGACGCGTCTGGTCACGGTCGCCGCCGAGGTCCTCGCCCCGCTTCTGCCCGACCACGAGCGCCTGCTGCAGTTGCTGCTCGAGGGTTGGGACTGGGTGCACGGGGCGGCGAAGGCGAAGAGCCTGAAAGCGAAGAAGATCGCCGTGATGGCAAGTCTGATCGAAAGTCACGCCCAGGATCTGCTCGACGGCGACAACGACTGGGACACGCCCGACGGTCTCCGCGCCGCCCTGGTCGCACTCCTCGGCCTGTTCAAGCGGCCCGTCCCTGCGGCCCTCGCCGCGCCGCCCGAACCGAAGACGCCGACGGTTCGGCACGCTCACCGGGCGAAGCCCGCCCGCCCGGCGAAGAAGGCCAAAGCCGCCAAACGTGGACGAAGGGCGAAGCGATGATTCCCTTCTGGCCGATCATCTGGTTGCAGGGGCCGTGCCTCGTGGAAAGCCCGGCCCTGACCCTCACCGTCGTCGAGCGCGTCCCGCGCCCCTGGCGCGAGCGCCTGCTCACCTGGCCCTGGCGCCCCTGGCAGGCGGTGCGCCTCGTGTCGCACACCGTCCCGGACCCCCATGTCTACCGGTTCGGGCCCGCCTGCCTCGTCGGCCATCCGCTCACGCTCACCCGGATCCGCAACGCCCGCTATCGCGCGCAGTTGCGCGCCGAAGGGAGACTCAACTAATGCGCAAATTTCTGATCGGCATTGAGCTGTTGATCGTGGGGGTGGAACTCGCCCTTCTCGCGGCGAGACGTCACTGGGCCCTGCTGCCGCTGCTCATGGCGCTCGTCCTCGCCGGGCTGGTGTTCCTCAGCCTGGCGCGATGAAGGATGAAGGATGAGGGATAAAGGATGGATCAGATCTCATCCTTCATCCTTCTGCCTTCAGCCTTTCACAATGACGAAGCCCTGCAAGCCCTGCCCCTGCCAGCGCCTGGGCCACGTCCGCCCGCAGTGCGTGCGCGGCCTCACCGGCTGGCTCGACGCCGACGGCCAGCGCCGCTTCGACTCGCTCCACTGTGACCTGGACAGCCGCCTGTTCCTCGACCCCGTGCCCGCGCCCCCGCCCACCCCGGCGCGCTACCGCCAGGGCAAGCGCTGCGCCGACTGCGGCCGCCCCGTCACCGATGGCTCGCGCGGCCGCTGCCGCTCATGCTCCGCTAAGCTCAACGGCGCGAAGTCCAAGGGCGGCCCGCGCAACGAAGCCTGGGCGCGCCGGTCGCTGGTCGCGAAAAGGCGGGCGCGATGAACTACATCCTGAGCGGAGCCGAAGGAGGGCGCGATGTCCTGCTCGCCATCCTGTTGCTCTGGTTCTGCTTCACCTGGCTGGCCTTCGGGCTGCTGTGGGCGGTGTGGGCGGCGCTGCGCGCGCGCCACGGGCCGGTCGAGGAGACCACCGGGATCGGCGACAAGATCGTGATCGTCTCACGCTTTGAGTAAAGGATGAAGGATGAAGGCGGAAGGAAGCATTTCATCCTTCATCCTTCTGATTTCATCCTTTAATTGCGGCGATGAGCGCGTCCTGCTCGTCTGGCGTGAGCGGCAGGTCTTCGACGTCGGGGCCGACGTAGGCGGCCTGGCGCGCGGCGGGGGAGGCGGCCATGTCGGCCAGCCCGGCGCGTGTGACCACGGCCCAAAAGTCTGCGCCGAAGACGGCCCGGAAGAGGTCGATGACCTTCTGGTTGATGCGCGGGGCGAAGTTGTGAGGCGTTGCCGGAGGTGGCTCAGGCGGGCCGGTGTAGATCGTGACGTTGATGTTCACGGCGGCGCGGTGGCCCTCCAGGCTGGCGATGAGATCGGACAGGTTCATGTCCGGCGTCTCCTCGATGTAGGCTTCCAGCCGGCTGCCGCCGAACGATACGGGCAGATCGTAGACGCCGTTGACCTTGAGGCCCATGCTCTCCAGCAACTGGCGCAGTTGGTCTTTGGCGGGCCGCCAGTTGGCGAATGCAAAGCCCGCGTTGCCGTAGAGTTTGCTGGTCATCGGTGCTCCTCGTCCAGACAGGTCATCCGACCTCGTACACCATCCCGATCTCGACGTCGCTATTCGTGGCCCCCCAGGTGGGCGGGTAAGCGCTGATCCCCACGATTTGTCCAACGCCACCGCCGCCGTTCACGCCGACGACCGCGTGCAAGACGTCCAGGTGCAGCGACCTGAACGGCAGATTGTTGATGACGGTTGCGCCATACGTGCTGGCGGTCGTGTTCGCACCGCCCGCCGTGATGACCACGCTGACCTTGACCAGCCGGTCAATGCGTGTGAAATAACCCACGTAGGTCGGTGTCCCCACCACCGTCAGCCCCGTCCAGGCCGGCACCCACACCCCGCGCTCGACCCGCCATTCGTTGACACCCGCCAGCCCGTCCAGCAGCCGCCCCAGCTCCCGCCGCGCCCCCGCGTCAGCCAGTCGCTCGATCAGCTCCGAAGGTAATGGCATCCGCTTTCATCCTTCATCCCTCATCCCTCATCCTTCCGTCTATCCCCCCCGCCCCACCCCGGCCCGCAGCCGGCGGTAGGCCATCTCGTCGTCCAGCAGGTCCCCCGAGTTCAGCTTCAGGAACGTATACGGCCGCCCCGGGAAGGCGCGCTCCACCGCCGCCTGATCCGCCCGGTCGCGCTCGCGCTGCTGCAGCGTGCGGTTGTGCCAGTAGTCCCCGTCCACCGCCACGATCACCATCCGCCCGAAGGCCGTCAGCACGAAGTCCAGCACCTGCCCGCCCGGCTGAAAACCCCCAAAGATCGGGAACTGGAAATCGATCTCGCTGTCGTCCCAGCCCAGCCGCCGCAGCGTGCGGTAGACCCGCTCTTCCAGGTCGCTCGCCGATTGCCCCTGCACCACGAACGGCCCCACCGCCTGCGTTGACATCGTTGACCGCTCGCGCAAAATGCTCGGCCCGTGCGGCAGCGGCCGCCGCTTCGCCGCCACGACGCGCGGCCGGTCGAACGGCCCCTTCCCATACCCCGGCGTCTTCCGCTTCCCTGCCTTCCCATAGAGAATCATTCGTGTCAATTCGTCTAATTCGTGTAATTCGTGGCAAAGCTTTTCATGTCTGCTTGAAGGTCAGGCTCCCCTGATAGCCGACCTCCTCCGGGTTCCACTTCATCGGCACCAGCGCCACCGGGTCGATGTGTCCGCGGACATTGTCAAAGGCCGCGTACTTCGAGCGCATCAGCAGCGGCGTGGCGTCCTCCTGCCAGGCCTGCAGCTGCGCGATCACGCTCTGCGCCCGCGCCGCGCTCTCCCCGCCCGACAGCCGCATCGGCTTGTCCAGCAGGCGCAGGTCGATCACGTAGTCGTAGAGCACCTCGTTCATCTGGTTCACGCGCGCCTCCCACTCGTTCAGCACCGCCGGCGTCTTGAGGTCCTCGGTCAGCAGCCGCAGCCGGAAGCGCAGCCGCCGCCCGGTCACGTTCCCGTCCCCCACCGCCAGCAGTTGGTAGGGGCTGGTCGTCGCGTCCACCGCGAAGCGCACCCACGGGCTGGTGAGCTCGGCTCCGTCCACCTGGTAGTCCACCTCCACCCAGCGCCGCGGGCTGGTCGCCGTCAGGTTCCGGGTGAAGAGCCGCAGCTCGTCGAAGTAGTGATCCAGCTCGGGCGTGTCCAGGTCCACCCAGGCCGTCGTCACGTAGCCCTCCCAGGTGTAGCGCATCTGGTCGTCGTTGAGCGGGTTCTGCGCCGAGTTGGGCATCACCAGGTACAGGATCTCGTCGCACTCGCTGAACCACAGCTTGTTCGCGATCAGCGGGATAGACTGGTAGAACAGCGACAAGATCCGCCGGCTTTTCCAGTCCGGCCGGTAGAGCTCGTGCCAGTCCCCGCCCGGCGCCGTCGTGGCCAGCAGCGCCGAGAAGCGCCCCACCGCCTGGCTCTCCGTGTTCTCCCAGCCCGCGTCCCAGGCCAGAAAGCCGTACTGCAGCACCGGCAGGAAGTCCGCCACCCGCCCCCGCCGGCTGGTCGGCATCCCCTCCTCGCGGTTCGGGCCGATGTCGTCCACCGTCCGCCCGTACAGCCGCTCGAACCCGTCCAGGAAGGGGAAATAGAGCTGCGTGTTCCAGCCGCGCAGCCCGACCCCGTTGTTCAGGTCGCGCGCCGTGTTGATCGGCACCGGCACGAGCGTGGCGATGGAGTTCTTCACCACGTAGAGCGCGTCCTCCTTGGCCAGGTACACGCTGTCGTCATAGATCGTCATGCCCGTCACGAGCATGCCCGGGTCCCCCGCCGGCTTGGCCGTCTCGAAGGTCAGGTTCGTGCCCCAGCCCACCTTGGGCGCGCGCGAAAATTCCACCGTCCCGTTGAAGGCCCGGTACAGGTAGACGATCTCGCCCTCCTGGAGGACCTCCACGAAGTGCGCCTTGTTCGCGCCGTCGTCGGCGCTCTCCAGGGTCCAGACGCCGGCGTTGTTGTACTCGCGCATGCGCTTGATATTGTAGTTGCCGGAGGCGAAGTAAACGACGTCGTTCATCACCGCCACGTCGCTCACCTGGCCGTTCAGGGTCGGTGCCAGCGCCGTCCACTCGTCGCTCCCCAGGATCACGTACTCCGTCGTGGCCGCCACCGGCGTCGAAGGCCAGTTGCCCTGCAACACGAGTTCCGTGGCCGTGTTGCTGGTGATCTTGCGCGCCTGCCCCTGCAGGTCGCCGTTGAGACACTGCGCCACGCACCCCGCCCACTGGTCCGTCGCCCAGGCCTTGGAGGTGTCCACGATCTTCCCGGCCGCCTGCGTGCCCGTGCACACCCCCCGGTCGCCGTTGCGGAAGACCCCCGTGGTCGAGGCAAAATAGAGCTGGCGCTTGTACTCGAAGAAAAAGCGCTTGACATCGGCCGTGCCGGTCTGCGACCCGCCCTGGATCGCGTTCGTCACGCGCATGAAAAGCGCCGGCTTGTCGCCCGTCACGCCCGTCCACGCGCTCCCATCCGGGGACTGGTAGGCGGTCGGCGCGCTGCCCGAGACCATCAGCCCCCACAGCACCTCCCAGTGGTTGGCCTCCGTCCCCGTCCCGTTCTTGTCGCCGATCGAGATCCAGTATTTTGTCCCGTCCACCAGCGTCTGCGTGCCGGCCGCGAACTTGAAGGGGAAGACGCGCGTCAGCCAGTCGTACACGTACTGGCTGGCGAGTTCCGGGAAGGCCCCCGCCGGCAGTTCGCCCGAGGCGATCACGCTCCCCGGCGTGCCCGCGCTGTCCGCGCGCAGCGACATGATCAGCGGCCCGGCCGGCGTCCCCACCCGCCGCACGATCAGCCGCACGGCGAAGATCTGCGTGAAGGTCGCGATGGCCGTGAAGTCGTCGGCCACGAAGCGCGTCCCGCCCGTGAGCGTCACCCAGCGCATGCTCGTGATCGGGTTGCGCCCGGAGTCCAAGTCGCCCGGCCAGATCCCATACTTTCTAAAATTTCCGGCCGGCCCGTTCCCGAAGCGCGCCAGCGGCGCCGGGATGAACTGCCCGGGCGTCATCGTCCAGGCAAACCCCGAATCGTAAAAGCGGCTCTTGTCCGCCGCGAAGCGCGCGCTCCCGCGCCCGCCCCCCCACTCGTTCTGCTGCGCGATCTTGCGCTCGACCCCCGGCCCGCGCGGCAGCCGCCGGATCGCCCCCGGCGCCGGCCCGCCCGCGCCCCCGGCCAGCAGTCCCAGCGGCGGGTTGACCCCGTCCTCGAGCGTCAGGTCGTAGCCCGGCTGGTCGCCCAGGGCGCTGGCCAGCGGCTCGCCGAGCGTGTAGGTGATCACCAGCTTGGGGCGCAGCGCTGGCACGGTCACGTAGTCGCCCGACCACCAGAAGTGCAGGTCGTCCGTCTCGGTGTCCGCCTTGAGCAGCAGCCCGTTGTTCGCCAGGACGCCGCTCAGCCACTCCTGCACCTTGGCCGCCGTCAGCGTGAAGGCGTGCGCCGTCCCCGGCGCGTCCGCCGCCGGGATGGAAAGCGAGCCGATGTCCGTCTGCTCGCAGTCGTTCGCCCCGAAGCCGCCCGCCGTCTGCCAGGCCTGCCCGCTCGCCCAGTTGTTCCAGGTCGCCTGGGCCGCCACCCAGGCGCGCTTGAGCCGGAAGACCCGGAAGGTGCGCGCGTTGGAAGCCAGGTTCGATTGCAGGGAGAGCGAGAGCACCGCCGAGACGATCTGCACATTGGGTGCCAGCCCGCTCAGGCTAAACTTCAGCATCGTGCGGTAGGTGGACACCGCCAGGCTGGTTTCGCCCGCGCCAAACGACTCGCTCCCCTCGGAGTTCACGTCCGGCACGCTCGAGACCAGGGCCATGTCCAGAGCCGCCCCCGGCCCCGGTTGCAGCGTCAGCGTATAGATCGTCGGCATGGGGCAGGTTTTTCTGCGAAAATCTGCGTCATCTGCGGAGTGGCTTTGCCCCCGACTGGATCGGGGGTCACGGCAGCACCGGGAAACTCTGCGGCATGGCCACCGGGTGCCGCCGCCGCGCCTGCGCCAGGCGCAGCGTCAGGTTGTTGAGCAACGCCGTCAGGTCGCGCTCGTCCGCCCCCGGCCCCTCCAGCCGCCACCTGGCCAGCTTCTCTGCCGCCGCCAGAGAGAGCCAGTCCACCGAGACGTAGTCGCTGACGAGGTCCGCGTCCGCCCCCACCAGCGGGTGCGGCGCCAGGTAGATGAGCTTGATCTTGTGGGGCGCACGCGGCTGCTCGGGGAAGAGCAGCACCCCCACCGCGCCCAGGCCCGTGCCCGGCTCCGTGCGCACCCTCAGCTGCCGCTCCCACTCCCAGGGCGCCGCCAGCTGGCGCGCCAGCCACACCTGGCGCAGGTCGCGCTTGGCCGCCACGGGCAGGTTGTACTCGAGCTGGTCCGTGGCCGTGGTGAGCGAGGCCGTGTCCACCGTCGGCACGTCGCCCAGCTCGACCTGCGCCTCGTTGACCTTCGCGACCATCATCTCGCGTGGGTAGCGCCGCGTCATCACCCCATAGCGCGCCCCCAGCGCGGGCGTCTCCGCCAGCGCCGACTCGAGCGTGATCACCCCCGTGGCGCCCGTGTAGTCGCTCACCCGCCGCGAGGCGCGGTTGGCGGCCGTGGCGCTCTGGTACAGCAGCGTCCCGCCGTTGAACCAGTCGTCGTCCGCGAACCCGCGCACCACCAGCTGCGCGTCGGTCAGCGTCGTCGCGCCGCCCGAGGCGGCCGAGGCCACGCCCTCCTGTAAGGCCTCCAGCGCCCGCGCCGTCTGCAGCAGAATGTCGAAGAGCGTCGTCATCTCAGCCGACTCCTAGCACCGGCATCCGGCTCGCCACCGGGCCGCCGCCCACGGGCGCGTCCCCGACCAGCAGGTAGCCCACGAAACTTTGCGCAGGGTCGGCGTCATCCATGATGAACGTCACCCCGCCCGCGTCCACGCTCTTCACGTCCATCAGCCCCTCGATGGCACTGGCCGTCGAAATATTGGCGTACACGGCATCAAACTCCAGCGCCGTCGAAACCTCGGCGTCGGCCACGCTGTGCTCGTCGAGCAGGGCCTGCGCGTTGCGCTGCGACGCCGACGAGAAAGCGCCCACGCTCAGCTCGTTGTGATCCTGCACCGTGTCCTGCGTGCTCTCCGCCTTGCAGTGCGAGACCAGCAGCCCGCCACGCGGCTGGAACGCCAGACCCGAGACCACGATGTCGGTCACGGTGTCCATCTGCGTCAGCACGCTCCCGGCCGCGTAGCGCCCACCCTTGATTGCCAGATAGTGAAAGCGGCGACCGACCGCGGTCTGCTCCAGGCGGTTGATGGTGAATCCGGTGGAAATCATCCCCACAAAAGAGCTGCGATGGCTCAGACCTCCGCCAGCCAGCGCCGCCATGGCCAGGCACTCCAGGTCGTTACAATACGACTCGGTGTCCATCGTGGCCGAGCCATCATCGGACAGCCCCTCCCAAACGAACTGTTGAGACGCTGAGACCGCGAGGCCAAAGCAGCCGCTTGCGTCCACACCCCCGGCGGGCGGGTCGGTGTTGAGGCCGATGCCAAAGAAAAACACCACGTCCGGCTGGAAACCCACGGTGATGTCCAGGTTGCCGGTGGGCGTACCCACATTGATCAAGCCGGTCGCCGCATTCGTGATGTCGTCACCCCCCAGCGCCAGGAAGCCCACGCGCTGGTCGCGCGGGAAGGCGTCGTCAATGACCAGCGTGAATCCGTCCGTGTCGAAGGATTGCAGGTCGAGTGCGCCATCGATGGCCCCGGCGTTGTCGCAGGAGACGATGGCCGCCGCATCGGTGTGGTAATGGCTGGCGTCACCCGCCGCGGCGGCGTCAATGCTGTTGAAGCAACAGGCTCGCCGGTCGGCCGTGCCCGCGCAAAAGCCAAACCCGCTGAAGTGGCTGGCGCGCCCCACGGCGTCCACCGCGCCAGAGCGTCCAACATAGTAGAAGATGACGACCTTCGGCTGGAATCCCAACCCGGAAACGACCACGGTATTGCCCGCCGCCGCCGTCGTCGTGGTCAGATGACCGGCATAAGCGCTGAGAGCCATCGCGTCAGATCCCCAACCGCGCCCGCACCAGCGCCGGGGTGTCGTAGAACGGCGCGCCGTGCTCGGCCAGGATCAGGATCTGCTCGAACTGAAAGATTTGGCGGTGCTTGACCGCATCCGTGCCTGAAACCTGCGCCACCAGCAGGTCGAACTCAGCCGCGTCGGCGGCCTCCATTGCGTAGTACGCCTTGATCTGCGCCACCGTGCGCGGCCCAAAGGCGATCTCGTAGCAGGCGGCCGTGAACTCGTGTACCGGAATCTTCCGCCGGGGTTCGGGGAGAATGCCCATCAGACGCTCAATGAGTGCCATAGACCCTCACTTGAACAGAACCGTGCAAACAATTTCGTTCGCCGCCACCGCGCCCGTGTCGGCGTCGGCCACGCCCGTGGTCAGCGCCAGCGCGATGCCTGTCGCGAACGCGATCCCCATCCCGCCTGTGTCCAGCACAAAGCCCGCCCCGGCTGTGTTGGCGGGAATGGGCAGGGTCAGCACGGGCACGTCCGTCCCCACGGTTGGCGCAGAGGCCTTGTTGTACAGTTTCAGGTAGCGCACGGCGGCATTGATGTTGTGAGCATAGATGGAGTAGACCTGCCCGGCGCTGGCCTTCACGCTCGTGGCGTTCGTCGTCGCCGCCGAGATCAGCGAGCGCCCCGACCCCGGCCCGATCGTCAGCCCGTCCGCCGTCTGCGGCTCCGGGTTCACGCGCCCGATCAGGTTCGCGCCAGTGGGGAGCGCGCCCACCGTCACCGTCGCCGGGGCCGCCCCCAGGTTCACGTCCAGCCGCCCGCCCACCAGCGCCGCGGGCAAACCCCCATTGAGCAACGTGGTCAATCTCTGGGCAATACGCTGAAGCCGCCCGTTCAGCCCGCTCGAGGCCGTGTCCGTCGCCGGCGCCGTCTCGGTCAGCGCACCCGTCTTTGTGTCGAAGTCCGCCTCGGTCAGGCGCGTTCCCAGCGTGGTCTCCGTCGCTGCACCCGTGGGTAGAGTCGACGACACCACGTCCACGTCCCCAATGTTGGCCGTGCCCGCCACGAGCGCCGGCAGCGGCGCATCCACCACCACGTGCGCGATGTGCGGATCCGCGTCCGACCCGACACCGTCCGTCTTGAACGACTTGGTGGCCGCCGCAGCATCTTTCACGATCACATTAGCCATCTGCTACCAACCCTTCCTCGACCTTCACGTCGAGCCGCAGCGGTCCGAGCGTGAACTGCCCGGGCTGCCGGGCCCACCAGTAGCGGCGCTTGAGCGCAGACGCGCGGAAGAAGCGCGCCCACTGCGGGTCGAACCACACGGCCACGGTGAACTTGATGAGTCTCATAGGAGTTGCGTCAGGTAGTGCACGCCGTCGCTGATCTCGTCGAAGCGCAGGTGCTCGCCCACGCGGTTGTCCGCCGCCGCCGGCGCCACGTCGCCCAGCTGATTCCCGGCCAGGTCGGCGATGTCCCCGACCACGTCGCTGTACTCGAACGTGATCGCGTCGTTGGCATCCGCAAACGGCGTGATCACGTAATGCACCACGCTTGGGTCGCCCTGCCGCACGCCGCTCGAGATCGTCGCCGTCACCGCGTTGATCTTGATCGTCACGCCCGTGACGTAGTCCGACGTGGCCGAGTTCACTGGCTCGGAGAACTGCACCGCCAGCGTCGGGTCGGTCACGTCCCCCTCCTCGCTCGCGCTGTACGTCGGCGGCGTCACGTCGACCCCTTCGGCCAGCACGCCGCCGCGCCGCAGCCGGTAGATGAGTCGCAGACTGTGTCCTGAGCTTGTCGAAGGACCGCGTCCTGAGCTTTCCGAAGGGCGGTTTCGGCGTGGCATCCGTCTCCCCGTTACAAATTCTGTGGCAGCGTGTACACGATCACCAGCTTCGGGCGCGCCGCGGCGTTCGCGCCGTCGGAAGAATCCCACAAGTGCTCGTCGTTCGATTCGGTGTCCGCCTTCAGCAGCAGCCCGTTGTTCGCAAAATCGCCGCTGTACCAGTTCTGGATCGCCGAGGGCGTGAGCGCCCAGGCGTGTTCCGTCCCAATGGAGTCCGCCGCCGGGATGGAAAGCGAGCCGATGTCCGTCTGCTCGCAGTCGTTCGCCCCGAAGCCGCCCGCCGTCTGCCAGGCCTGCCCGGCCGCCCAGTTGTTCCAGGTCGCCTGGGCCTCGACCCAGGCGCGCTTCTGCCGGTACCACCGGAAAGTCCGGATGACGCCGGCGAAGTTGCCGAACAACGTCAGGCTGAGCGTGGCGGAGACGATCTGAGCGTTGGGCGGCAGCGCCGACAAATCAAATTTGACCAGCGCGCGCGTCAACTCGCCGTTCGCGGTGCGGTGCCCGCCAGATAAAACGGTCGCCACGCCGTAATTGTTGGAGGGCGTGGCCTGATCGAGATAGGTGTCCAGCCCTTCGGCGCCGGGCTGGAGCGTCAGCGGGGGCTGCAGGGTCGTCCGCGTGCCTCCCCGCATCCCGAACACGCTCCGGAGACGCGGCCGCGGTCGCCGCTGCGGGCTACTCCCGCGTGGCGGTCGTCTTATGCGCGGCCGCGGCCGGCGCTTCATGCAACGCCTACCTTGCCCCAGGTTTGTGCTTCGGCCCATCCTGAGCCTGTCGAAGGACCGGCTCGGCCAGCACCGCCTGCGCCTCCTCGTCCATGGGCGTCAGCGTGTAGCCCGTGAACTCCTGGCGGATCGCGCGCGCGATCTCGGGCACCGTGCGCTTGATCTGCTTCGAGATCGTCTCCGCCGACAGGATGCCCTGCCCCTCGCGGATCTTCACCCCGAAAATCTCGCCCTCCATCTCCGGGTTTTGTGGCGTGGTAATCATAAACTGCATGGTCGTGCCTTCGTTCATCTTTCCGCTGTCGTCCGCAGATTACGCAGACGCGCCCTCTGCGCAATCTGCGCAATCTGCGGATCGATCCTTAGGCGGTTTGGTCCTTGATGTTCCCGCTGACGATCCCGGCCGTCACGGTGAACGACGCGCCCGTGCCCGTGCCCACCACCCGGTTCAGGCGCAGGTAGCGTTTCTTCGACTGCACCCGGCGCGTCACGCGCCCGGTCGCGCTGAGCTGCGCGAACGTCGTGTTGTTGTTGTAGGCCGAGTCGTCGTCCGACTCCTGCACGATGAAGTCGATCGTGCGCCCGGTCGTCGAGCCGGCCAGCGCCGTCACCGCGATCTCGACCACCGCCCCCTCGGCGGCCGTCTTGCGGATGTCCAGGCTGGCCGAGTTCCCGCTCGTGGTCAGGGCGGCCGCGTTGTGGAAAAGCAGGTTCGTGTCAAACATGGTTTGTCTCCTTCAGCCTTTTGCCTTCTGCCTTGACTACGCCGCCGCCATCTTGAAGCCCTTGATGCGGCAGATGGAGTAGGAGCCTTTTTGCTGCAGGCCCACCACCCAGTCGATCCGGCGCAGCTTGCTGGGGATCGTTTCCTGCTCCCCGCCGTTCAGCGGGTCGTAGGGCGTCGGCGTGGTGCCGCCCAACTGGATGCAGTACAGCCCGTCGTCGCCGCTCTCCATCTGCTCCTGGATGTTGGCCGGGTCGGCCTCGGCGTCGGACGTGCCGAAGCGCACGGCGTAGATCGAGGAGCTGTCGTTGCCCGCGTCGCCCGGGTCCTCGGTGTCGGTGATGATCTCGGTCGCCTGGTCGGACTGCAGCCCCACGTCCACGAGCTTGCCCCGCTTGAACATATCCCACACCCGCTCGTAGTTGTCCTGGGCCGTGTCCATCAGCCCCAGCCGCCGCAGCACCTTGCCGAAGCCCAGGTACGACGTCTCGTTCATCAACCAGGCGTTCGCCCCGCCCACGCGCTTGTCGGCGTCGTGCATCGCGTCCAGGAACGTGTTCTCGGTCGCCGCCGAGGCCAGCACCTTGAGCGAGTCGCTGCCCAGGTCGATCGTCATGCGCGCCGGCAGGTTCGTGAGGCGCTTTTTCAGGCCCTCGTACCCGTCCGGGTCCACGCCGTGGTCGCCGTTGATGAAGTCGAGCGTGAACTTCGTCGCCATCGCCTTGACCTTCATCTGCGTGTGCGTGATGAAGGGGTCCTCGATGACGGTCTTGTCCAGCCCGAGCACGCGGTCGATCTGGATGTCGCCGCCGTAGATGTGCAGCGTTTCCTCGACCTGCTCGAGCTTGCCTTCGTTGGCGGTGTAGCCCGCGCCGATCTTGCGGGTGGCCACCGTCGGGAGTGTCTGCCAGCGTGTCGCCCGCACCTTCAGGCCCGGCACGGTCTTGACCGGCAGGATCTTGAAAAGGTCCGACTGGCGCAGCAGGTCCACCAGCACCGCTTTCTCGAGCGGGTCTTGGGACACCTTCGCCAGTTCGTTGAGTGTCAGTGCCATTGGAATCTCCTAACGCTTCCCGGCGCGCTGCTTCGCCTCTTTCGCCGCGAGGCCGTAGAGCGTCCCCGGGGAGCTGATCTTTGCAAGTGGGTTTCGTCCCGGGGCCGGCCCCCCGCCCGGCCCGAGGCCCGGCATCGCCGCCGGGTTGGGGTTTTGTGCGCGCGCCAGGCGCGCCAGCTTCTTCTGCCCGGCCAGCACGATGGAGGCCAGATACCCCTGCGCCGAGTCGTTCCGGATCTCGGCTGCTTCGGGGTCCTCGCCCGTCAGCCCGTACATCTCGGCCAGCGCGTACCCCTGCGCCGTCACCGGGTCGGTCTCTTCGCCATCCGACTGACGACTGAGGACTGACGACTGAGGACTGCCCTCATCCTGCCCGTTGCCCCCCAGCAATTCCTGCTCGGTCAGCGCTTTGAGAAAGGCGGCCTGCCGGTCGGGCGGGATCACCACCCCGCTCGCCTGGGCCACTTCCAGAATGCGCCTGTCCCGATCCTGGGCTTGCTGTTGCGCCAGCAGCTTCTGCAGGTTGCGGTCGCGCTTGTCCAGCGAGGACTGTATCCGGCGACCCTGCTCATCCAGGATCGCCAGCAAATCCTCGCGCGTCACAAACGCGGGCACCGCCATCTGCGCAGCCGCCGCTCCCGGGATCTCGCCAGCCTGATCGGCCGGGAGACCTGAAGCAGCCTCAGCGCTCGCATCCGCCGGGACGGTGTCGCCCTGGCCGACCAGCGCCGCCGCGTCAAACGGCTTCAGACTCTTGTCGCTCATCTCGTGCTCCCTGCCAGGCTCCACATGGAAGCCGGGCAAAAATAAAACCGGGGCCGCTCATCCTCAAGGATGTGCGACCCCGGTCTCATCGACTCTAACGGGTCAGTCTATTCAGTTTGGGGCCGGCCCCACGCCTGGCACAGGGGTTTGGCGGGTAACCCCGCTACGCCCCTGCACCAGGCTTTGCGGTGGCTGGCGTCAAAACTCCACCTACCGATACGCCACACCCCGGCGAGGGTGAGGGGGGCACCCTCCCCGGGGCTGTCCTTATGATAGCCCGATTCCTCCGGGCGTCAACTCTTCATCCTTCCGCCTTCATCCTTCTGCCTTTAATCGTCCCGCCACGTCGCCCAGCGGAACCAGTGCTGCTGATCCAGGTTGAAGGGCAGCCGCGTGTAGGGCGTTCCCCGCTTCCACAGCACGTACGGCAGGCTCAGTTGGTCGGCGTACGTCCAGCGCCGGCACTCCTCCCACCAGGCCTCGTCCAGCGCCACCACCCCCCGGTCGTTGTGCCGCCGCACGATGCACGTGCACTCCAGCAGGGGCACTTGGTCAGCATAGCCCTCCGCGAAATAGCTCGCCACCTGCTCCCGGATCGGCAATCCCGCGTACTTGCGCAGCGGCAGGTGCGCCGCCAGCTCCTCCGCCAGCGTCGTGCGCCAGCGATGCGGGAAGAACGCCACCGCCGACTCCTTAACATAGCGCGCCAGGTCGCGCACCAGGTGCGGCGAGTGCACGCGCAGCGAGGCGTCCACCCACACGCTCAGGTCGTAATCCCTCAGGCACTCGTGCGGGTTGAGCTTGAAATACTTGGCCTGCATCCGGGGGTGGCTCTCCGGCCCCAGGCCGGTCCCCGCGTAGGCGGGGATCACCTGCCAGCCCTCGGCGTGCCCTGAGCCGGCCGAAGGGGCGCGGTCGGTGAACGCGATGCAATCCGCGTGCCCGCCCTCCCACGCCTGCGGGATCACCGGCCGGAGTTCATCTCGATCGCCGAAACAAGAAGTATAGAGCACAACGCGCATTCTGCCTTCAGCCTTCAGCCTTCAGCCTTCTGGATAGCACCCCCAGCCCGAACTGCGCCTCCGGAAAGACCGGCGGCTCGCAGATCATCCCCTGCCACTCCGGATGCGCCGCCAGCCATTCGTGGATCGCCTGCTTGACCCCGCCCTTTCCCTCCACGTCCAGGCTGCGCGCGTGCTCGCTCGCGTCGTGCAGCAGCACGAGCGTCCCCGGGTCGGCCACACGTCCGCAGTAGATCTCCAGCTCCCTCACCGTCTGCTGATAGTGGTGCGTGGTGTCAATATAGATCGCGTCCCAGGGACCTAACTTCGCCCTGGCGACCACGTGCCCGTCGTGGGAGAAGCCCTTCAGGAAGCTGATGTTGTTGTCCAACCCCGCCAGGCGCGCGTAGTGCTTGGCCTGCTGCAAATAGCCATCGTCCGGGTCCACGCTGACCACCAGGCCCCTGGGGAAAACCAGGTCGGCCAGCACCAGCGCCGACCAGCCCAGGTAGGTGCCCAGTTGCAGCACGTTCGTCGCGCCCTGGGCGGCCAGCAGTCCGACCAGGATGTTCAGCTCTCCCTCCGGCGTCGAGCCGCGCACATCCTGCTCCTGCGCCATGCGCGCCAGCGCCGCCCGCGTCTGCGGTCGCAACGCATCTTGATAACTCATCTCGACACCACCAGCACATTGCGCGTCAGCCAGCCCACCCGCTGGCACTCGGGATCCGCCTGGATCGCCGCGCGGATCATCGCGTCGAACGGGTCGCGCCAGTAGCCCCTCTCCCGGAACAGCGCCTCCCAATACTCCACCGGCTGCTCGTTGTGGTGGTGCTGCCCGCCCTGCCCCGGCGTCGCCGCCGACCACACCACCACCCGCCCGCACAGCGTCGCCGAGAAGACCAGGTTGTGCGCGTACTCCGGGTACAGGTGCTCGCCCACCTCGATGCACAGACAGATATCCGCGAAGAACGGCGGCCCCACCGGCTGGCGCAGGTCGGCGCGCCGGAACTCCAGTTGCGCCAGCGCCTGCCCGGCCGCCGGGTCGGCGTCCACCCCCAGCACGGCGCACCCCGCCGCGCGGAAGGGCAGCAGGTAGATCCCCGGCCCGCAGCCCAGGTCGATCACCGCCCGCGGCTTGTAGGTCTTCAGCAGCAGCGCGCCCAGAAACTGCGCCTGGCCCGCCTCCCAGGTCGTGATGAAGTCCATCGCCTCCTGGCCGTAGTCGTCCAGCGGTGGCAGCCCGGTCATACCGGCGCCAGCATCACAAGTATGACCAGCGCTGCCACAGCCGCGGCCACGAGGAGCAGGTGCGTGGCGAAAGAAAGCAGGCGATCGATGATGAGTGTGCGATCCCCAGCGGTCATACGTTAATCCCCATCTCGGCCAGCCTCTCCGCCCCCCACTTCTCTACGAACTTCTGCCGGTTGGTCGTGAGTAGGGACCCAATAACTTGTGGCCCGTCCAGCCGCTCCATCGTCGCGTGCATTTGGTGGTGCAGCCACACGCTCTCGGCCACCCTCAGCGTGTACCCCGCGCGCCGCAGCCGCACCGAATAGTCGAAGTCCTCGTAGTTGCCCGGGTCGAAGCGCTCGTCCAGGAAGCCGATCTGCTTGAAAGCGCTCTTGCGCACCATCAGCGCGAAGCCGATCAGCACCGGCACAGTCTTGAACACCGAGACGCCCATCCCCTCCGCCCGGCGTTGAAAGCCGAACACCCGGTCCGTCACCGCGCCCACCGCGCCCACGCGTGGGTCATCAAAGTGCATCCCCCACCTGCGCAGCCAGCCGTCGTCGCCCGTGGGCACGGCCACGTCGTTGTTCAGCCACAGCACGAACTCCGCTTTGCCAAACAGCGCCACGCCCAGCCCGCAGTTCATCGCCCGGCAGAAGCCCCGGTTCTCGGTGAGCAACACCATGGTCACGTCCGGGTAATCGCGCACCAGCGCCTCGACTCCCGCGCGCGCGCTCCCGCCATCCACGTAGATCAGGCGGTAGCCCACGCCCGGCTGCTTGACCCTGATAGAGTCAAGACACCGGCGCGTCAGCTCGAAGTTGTCCCAGCCGGGGATGATGATGTCTACCATGTTGCTCATGCTTCCCCTCCCATCGGCGGGATCGCCGGCGTGTCCCCCGCCCCATCTGCGTCCATCTGCGAAATCTGCGGATCACTCTCCAACCTGAGCGCCGAGGGCGGCACGGCCGGCGGGTGGTCGGCCCAGTAATCCAGGTGCGTCTGCTGGTCCACAAACCCCAGCGTGACGTGGGGCGACTCGAAGAACAGGTCCACGTAGTGTTTGATCCCGGCCTTGCGGCACAGTTCCCCAAAGTGCATGTCTTCGCTGGGCATGTGCAGCTCACCCTGCGGCCCCACCCGGTAGTCGTAGCGGAAATACCATGGCCCCAGCCCGCGCCGGTCCAGCTCGTCGAACACCCAGCGCTGGATCGCGATCGCCCCCGTCCCCACCTGCGCCATCTCGAAGAGCCCCGGCGGGAACGTCGCCAGGTGGTGGATGTCCCCATTCACCCCGGCCCGGAAGGCACACGCCTCGTACGGCTCGCCGCGCCGGAACATCAGCGGCGCCACCACCCCCACATCGTGCGCCACCAGCCGCGCGATGATGTTCGCGGGGTGGTCGTGGTCCACGTCGAGCATGACCAGCGTGTCCGTGGGCTGCGTGGACACTGCCTTGAACGCCAGCGCCAGCCCCATGCGCGCGACGTCGGTCCGCCCATACTCGCACGCGATGCGCAGGTAGCCGCGCTTCCCCGCCTGGTAAGCCACCCGCTCGCGCACCTGCCCCGCCAGGTCGTACTCGCAGCGCTCGCTCAGGAACGCGTACCAGACCCGCTTGGCCCTTGGCCCTTCTTCCCTTGGCCCTTGGCCCTTGCTCTCGTCTGTCATATAGACATCCTTCTATGTTACAATGTCGGGGCGCGCGGTGGGGAGTCCCCCGGCTGCCCGGGACAAGGCTCGCCGCTGGACTCCCCGGTCACAGTAGCCCCAGCGCTTGCGCTCTTCGCCCAAACCGCGCGACCATCCGCCCCAGCGCGTAGCAGTACTGTTCCTCAACCGGCATCGTGTTGCTCGCCTCCAGCCACTTCCGCGTCAGCCCTTTGCGCTCCCCATACGCAAACATCGCGTGGGCGAACTCGTGCGTCACAGCCTCGTTCCATAAACCCCTGCAATACAGGCTCACACACCCGATGCACCCCGGACGTTTTGAACTCTTGAAAGTCTGCATCGCTCCACCTGTGCTGTTTGAGAAGCCCCCGGTCCCCCACGCTTTTCCCTCTGCCCTCAATGCCTCCAGCATCTCTCGCTTCGTCACAAAAACTCGCACGTACACAAACAGACCATGCCCCTCGCGCGGCCCACAATACACGCGCAGCTGCCGATAGCCCGTACGGGCCTTCACCTTGCTCCCGTGATCTGATCGTACGCCACCCCATACCTCGGCACCGCCGCCGCCGCCGGGCGCTCCGCCTGCTGCCCCACGAACATCGCCAGCTCCCGCCCGCTCAGCCCCTTGGCCACTCCCGCGTTGTACGCCGCCGCAATGCGCGGCATCATCAGGCTGAACTGCAGCGCCGGGTCGTAGCGCTGCTCGACCGTGTACCCATAGCCCACTCCCCGGTCGTGCAGTTGGAAGAGACCCACGCTGTGGCCGGCGTCTCCCACCGCGCGCGCGTTGCCGTTCGACTCTGCCTTGATGAGAGCGAGAATGAACTCCGGCGGCACGCCCGCCTCGCCCCCGTACTGCGCCGCCATCTCCGCCCAGGCCATTACCCCCTCGGTGCCCCCCTGCGGCGTCGTCGCATACGGGTTCGGCGCAATATTGTTGCCGCTCGGCGCAACATTTCCACTCGGCGCCGCTGACGACTTCGGACTGGCGACTTCGGACTGACGACTTCGGACTGGCGACTGACTGGGCGGTGTTCCCGGATACGTCCACGCCGCCCCGGCTGAGCCGGTCGAAGCCCCGTAGCTCAGCGCCTCTCCGCCCAGGTTCCCACCATAGGCTAACACGTTCACGAGCCAGGCGTCAAAGTTGCCGCGCCCCCGCCCCCCGGTGGGGAGATCGGGGGCCCGCCCGGGGCGGTTCCCCTGCCGCTCAAACTCCTGTTGCAGGATCAGGCGCGCCGCCGAGGGCAGCGGCTCGTCCGCGAAGAGATAGGCTGTCACCAGCAATTGAATCTCCGGGCTGCCCAACACCTGGCGTCCCTGCTCCGGCTGACTCTCCGGGGTTGGGGCCCCGGCGGCCGTCTCTGGCTGCCCCTGTTCGGTAATATAGGGCGCCGAAACCGGGTGCGCCGCCAGCCACCCGCGCCGCCAGTCCCAATACTCCCCCAGCTCCGGGTGCTGCTGCACGAAGGCCGTGCGCGCGCTCACGTCCGTCTCGTCCAGGTAGCCCGCCTCGCGCGGGTGCTGCGCCTTCCACGTGTCGCGCCAGTCCCAGTAGCGCTCCAGCTCCGGGAAGCGCGCGCGGAACCCCTTGCGCAGCTGCTCCTCCGGGTGCTCGGCCTTGTACGTCCGGTTCCACTCCCAGTAGGCCACCAGCTCCGGGTGCGCCTCGCGATAGGCCTTGCGCTCTTTGCCCCGCTCCGGCAGCGCGAAGTAGGCGTCCTGCGTGCCGAAGATGCCGGGGTAGAGTCGGTCGCGCTCGGCCGTCTGCAACACCTCCGGCAGGTTGAAGTACATCTCCTGCAGATCCCCGATCGTCGGGAACAGGCGGTCCTTGGCCGTGTAGAACTCTTCCACCGCCGGGGGATAGGGCGTGTCCGTCGCGCGCGCGTGCTCCGGGATCTGGAAGTAAGCGCTCTGCAGCGCCCGCACCCAGTCCATGTCGAAGCGCTCGCGCTGGGCGTAGAACTGCTGCGCCTCCTGCGCCACCTCCGGCGGGGCGAACTCGATCCGCTGCGGGTCGCCCTCCACCGCGCGCGGCACGTACTGCCCCAGCGTGCGCGCCCAGGCCGCCAGCACCTCGACCGGGATCGCGTCGTACGAGCGCGTTTCTTTGGACAGGAACCCCTCCGTGAAGTCGTCCCCAAAGGCCTGCGTCACCTGCCGCCGGTAGAGCGCTGGCAGCGCGTCGTAGCCCGTCCACACCTGGTCAATCAAAAAGTTCCGGACTCTTTCCTCGGGCTTGTCGTACAGCGCCAGGCGCGCCTCGTACTCCGGGTGCTGCTCGAAGAAGCGGCTCAAGGCCTCCGGGTCGCCGTCGTCCTGCGCCCGGTAAGCGGCCGAGAACAGCTCGCCCAGCAGCCGCTGGCGCTGCTCGCCCTCCGGGAAGACCCCCGACGTCGTCCCGAAGATCATCCCCGTCAGCGTCCCGAACCCGCCCACCTGCGCCGCCCGCCGCTGCGCTGTTTCAAAGACCGGCCCCGCCCGGTCAATCATCGCCGCGCTCGCCTGCTTCGGGGTGATCAGCCCCTCCGCCGCCATGTTGGCCAGCTCGCGATCCACGCGGTAGTCCTCCCACTGGTCGAAGAGCGGCAGCCCGAAGTGCCGCCGCAGCCCGGCCTCCACGTTCACGCCCCCGGCCGGCCCGATCCCCAGCGCGGCCGTCAGCGCCTTGAGCTGGCGCGTCCCCGGCAGCGGCGCGATGCGCTCGGGCGTCCCGCGCGCCGCGTTCCAGGCCCAGGTCAGCGGCAGGTGCGGCCCCACCACCAGGCTCGCCAGGTCCACCCCGTCGAACTTCAGGTTCGCGTCGTCCGCCTGCGCCAGCTGCACCGCCCGCGCCCAGGCCGTCCCGGACTGCGTCTGCAGCGCCTCGGCGTACTCCGCCTGGCTGATCTGCCCGCCCGCCACCAAGTCCTCGAGCTTGCGCGCCGCCCGGCTCTCGAGCTTCGTGGTCGCCATCTGCAGCTGCTCCCACGGCTGGAAGAACTGGTTGATCGGCAGCCCGAACTGCATCGGGTCCACCCACATCCCGCCCCCCATCCACTCCGGCAGGAACGGCAGCGGGATCTTCACCCGCCCCTCCAGCCGGCTGGGAAAGCCCGGCTTCGTGACCTCCGCGCTCAGGAACTTCTGCACCCGGTAGTAGTTCGCCAGCAGCGCCGGCTTCTCGATCGCCCTCAGCGCCCACTGCAGCATCGAGTGCGTCATCCAGAATTCGTAGGGAAATACGAGACCTAAGAAGTTGTTGAACTGGTAACGGCGGCTGTAGTTCAGCAGCGCCGCGTCGCGCTTGAACTGCCCCCACTTCAGCGCGAAGAGCTTCGCCTCCGACATGCGCCCGCCCACGTCGTTCAGCCAGGCGCGCACCCCCGCCTGCACCTCCGGCGGCAGCGACGCATGTCCGCGGACAACGCCCTGCGCCACCGAGCGCTCGACTCTCCCCTGCAGGTCGTCCAGCACCGGCAGCATCCGGTCGTACCAGGCCTCCTCGCGCGCCGCCGCGTGCGGCAGCGGCCCGCCGCCCGTCAGGTCGTCCAGCGTCCCCGGCGGCAGGAACGCGCTCTGCCCCGTGCGCGCCGGCACCCGCTGTACAATCCCCGTCTCGATCTCGCGCACCAGCCAGGCCCCGTCCTCGGCCTGCCCGAGCAGCACCCCGCGCTTCCCGTCCGGGAGTGTGAACTCCTCACCGCCGCCCGCCTGCGCACGGATGGACGAGTCGAGGGCTTCGGTCTGGAATAGAGTCCCCTGCCCCTTCGCGCGCTCCCAGGCCACGGCCCCGTCCACGCCCGGCTCGCGCTGCGCGATCTCCGCGTAGTTTCGCAGCCACGTGCTCACCTCGTCGGCGCTCGGCGCGCTGCCCAGGTCCGCCAGCAGACTCTTCTGGAAGGGCGTCAGCGGCGGCGACTGCGCCAGGTAGTCGCTCACCGTATACATCCCCTCCGCCTTCAGCGCGGCTAGTTCCTCGACCGCCACGGTCAGGTCATCGGCCAACGCTCGGGCCGCCTCGCCCGCCATGGCGATCCCCGTCCGCGCTGCGCGCACGCTTGGGTCCACGTCCGGCAGGGGCGGGACTTCGGCCGTCATCGCCTGCGCCGCCTGTGTCTCGGACGCCGCCTCCTGCCGCAGCTGGTTCATCTCGCGCAAGAGCACGCCCGCGGGATCCGCCCGCTGCTCCTTGAAGAGCTGCCGGTAGAGCTTGTTGGCTTTGCGCTGTTTCTTCTTCGCGGAGGCCAGCAGCTTCGTCGCCTCGTCCCGCGCCGCGTTCAGCGCCGCCTGCGCCTCGGGCGGCAACGGCGCACCCCGCACCGCCTCGGCCGGCACCGGCTCGGCCCTCCCCTCCGGCACCTCCGCGTGCGAGATCAGGTCGCGGCTGAGCGTGTACTCCTCCCCGCCCGGCAGCCGTACCCGCACCGCCCCCGGGAAGTCGGCCAGCACCTCCGCCCCCGCCACGCTTGTCTTGGCCGCCCACACCCGCCCGCCCACGAGCGCCTGGTCGTAGTTCAGTGTGATCTCCATCCCGGGCGTCAGCGCCGGTGGCCTGAAGGGCTGGATCGCCGCCGCGCCCTGAGCTTGTCGAAGGGTCTCCCCTCCCAGCAGCCGGTCGAACACCCCCGCCATCTCGTCCTCGACCGGGTGGATGAAGTTCGCCGCCGCCGCGTAGATCTCCCGCAGCCAGTCGCGCAGCCGCTCGAACACCCGCACCAGCGCCGGGGTCGGGGCCTGCGCCGTCGCCAGATAGCGCTCGAAGTCTCCGGCAAAAGACTCTTCGTGCCCCACTTCCCAAAGGCCATCGCGCACGCCGTAGTGCTGCTCGGCCACGCGCAGGTCCGCCTCGGGCAGGTCGCGCCGGAAGACGTGCCCGACCTCGTGCACCAGAGTCGAAACGTCCGGCCCCTCCAGCGCGCGGATGATCGCCCGCCCATCCGCCAGGAACTCCACCGCCCCCTTGTGCCGGAACGCCAGCGCGTCGGCCTGGTACAGGTTCAACGCTTCGGGGTGCAGCCGCTGCGCCTCGGCCAGCGCCGCGCGGTACCGGGTCGCCAGCGTGTGCTCGCGCGCGCTGAGTCCCTCGGGCAGCGTCTCGGCGCGCAGCCCGGTCAGCCGCGCCTCCATCGCCGACTCGCGCACGCCCTGCTCGCGCCACAGCAGATACAGGTCGGCCTCCGCCCGGCTCAGGCGCTTGATCTCGGCCGTCTGGAATAGCGCTGCTTCGCCCGCCCCGCCCTTCCTCACGCCCCGCAGGTGCGTCTCGTACCACTCCTGCCAGGGCCGCCCCGTGTCGCGCGCCCATGTGCGCGCGCGCGCATCCGTCAGCGCCAGCGTCGTGTCAATCTGCGAGGCCGTCACCTCGGGGAAAGAGTCCACCAGCTGCGCCCGGAAGCCTGCCCGGTTGAGCGTCACCCCCGGCGCGCCAATGAGATCCGGCTGCAGCGCCGCCGCCTTCTCCGCCTCGTCCAGCGCCGCCGTCACCGTCTCCACGACCCGCGCAACTTCAGGAGCCGTCTCCACCGTAGGCCGTCCGGTGATCTCGATCCCATTCGCCGTCAGATAATCGGCCACCCGCTCCGCCGTCACCTGCCCGGACGTGACTGCGTAATACCCTTGCAATTCGCGATAGGGAACCGACCTCTGTTTCGTTCCGATGAGGATGTTGTGCAGCGCCTCTTCGCCCGCCGGAACCGTGGTGAGCGCCGCCACTTCGGGGGCGACCGCCGCGGGTGGAGCCGCTGCCACCGGCGGGGCCGCCGCTGCCGCAGCTTCAGGCGCAATCGCTGCGGGAATGGGTTGGGGCTGCGCCGCCCCGCCTTCCGCCTCGCTCCGCGGCCTTCCGCCTTCCGCCCCAATCCCCCGCCGCACCTGGATCAGTTCCTGCATCGCCTCCCACCGCCGCCGCAATCTCTCGTCGTGGAACTCCGTCCAGGCCTTCGCCTGCGCCACCTCCGGCAGCGTGCGCACCTCCTGCCGGAAGGCCCGCACCCGCCCCATGTCCTCGGCGTTGAACTTCCGCACCGCCTCGCGCCAGGCTGCCACGCGCTCGGCGATCTCCGGCCCGGCGCGCCCGCGGTAAGCGGCCACCAGGTACTCGTCCAGCCGCGCCGCGCGGGAGTCGAGCGCCTGCGCCAGGTCGAAATAGGCCGCGTCAATCGCGCGCGTCGTCTCGTTCCAGGCCGCCGTCCTCGTCCCGGGCGGGTGCTCCGTGTCGAAGAATGCGCGCAAGAGCCGCGTGCGCGTGTCGTTGAAGGCGCGGATGTCGGCCTGCTTCCCGCGCACGGCCGGCATGAACTCGTCCGCCAATCCTAAATTCGCCTTCCCCATCCCATCCGCCAGCCCCTGGTAGGCGGCCACCTCGCGCGCCTGGTAGTTCGTCCAGACCTCGTCCGCCTCGGCGAACAGCGCCCGCATCACCGCGCCCTTGGGCTTGCCCTCCCGGTAGACCTCCGCCCAGCGCCGGTCGAGGTTTTGCGCGTGGCGCGTGAACGTGTTGAACAGGTCCGTCTCGATCTCGTCCGTGATGTTCAGCACCCCCAGCGCGCCCTCCACCCCGGGCACGTTCGCCGCGCGCTCGGTCATCACCGCCGTCTCCGCCCGCACCTGCTCGGCGATGGACTTCGCCGCCTCTCGGCGCACGTTCCCGAAGATGCGCCGCACGTCGGAGGGCCTGGCCTTCGCCCCGAGCTTCGCCAGCTCCGCGTTGAGCGTGTCGCCCACCCCGTCCAGCGCCATCAGCCGCGCCACGTCCGCCTCGCCGATCCCCACCGCCCGCGCCGCCTCGCCGTAGAACTGGTGCACCAGCGGGGCCGGGGCCTGGGCCAGCACCGCCGCCGCGATCTCGGCCGGGTTGTAGCCGGCCTGCGCCGCCGCCATCAGGTAGTCCGGCAGGCGCGGGTCCACGCCGCGCAGCGCGCCCTCCAGCGTCTGCGGCAGGCGCGGGATCGAGACGTCCTTGCGCCAGCTCTGCGACCACATCTGGCGGAAGCCCTCGAAGTAGGCGCGCGCCCCCTGCCAGCGCTCGATCTTCTGCGCCACGTGCGTGGGCGGCAGCTTGTCGGCGATCGCGCTCGTCGCCCTCCGGATCTCCGCGAGTATCCCCGTCGTCTCGGCCGCCTTCTGGATCGGCGCCAGCCCGGCCTGCACCGCCCGCGCCCCGATCTGCGTGGCGGCGATGTCGTCCCCCAGGTCCGCCAGCCCCATCCCCGCCACCGCCCGCGCCGGCAGCACCCCCAGCCGCTCCCACTCCTGCTGGATCCCGGCAATGCCCCGCAGCCCCCACACCCCGTCCACGATCGTGGTCAGCTCCCCGTTCCACAGGTTGCGGATCGGGTAGGAGATGTTCAGCCCCAAGAGCGCCACCGACTCCACGCCCTTCACCGCCTGCGCCAGGCGCGTCACGAAGTCCTGGCCCTTCACCCCGAACGTGCGCGCCGCCCACTCGCCCGCGCCCTCGATCAGCCCCTCCATCGCCGCCGCCTTCAGCATCTCCGGGGAGTAGGGGATCAGGTCCTCGCGAAACGTCTTGTGCATCTGGGTCAGCACTTCGGCGTTGAGCGACCCGTCGTCCAGCTTCGCCAGCAGCGCCGCGCCCGACTCTCCCGCCGCCGCCGCTTTCGTACGCAGCTCGCGCAGCAGCACGTCGGCCTCGCCTTGCCCCAGCCGGTCGAGCACGCTCTTGATGTCGGTGCCCGTCACCGCCGCCAGGTCGCCGAGCAGCTGCTGCTCCGGCGCCGTCATCTGGTAGGCCCGCACCCGGTCGAGCACCGCGTCGGTGTTGATCGAGCGCTTGACGATCCGCCCCTCGAGGGCCGCCCCCAGCCGCGCCGCCTCGGGGAAGTCCGCCGGCAGCGCGTCCGGGTCGGCGTTCTTGAACCCGGTCAGCATGCGCGTCAAGCTGTCCGGCAGGGTGTCGTCGTTGGGCAGCCGCGAGATCAGCGTGCCGAGCGTGTCGTGTGCCCGGAAGACGTGCTCGCTCGCCATGCTCTGCGGCGTGAGGCGAAACAGATCCCACCACTTCGGCGGCGTGTACTTCCCCGTCGCCGCCAGCGAGAGCAGCTCCTTGCCGATCGTGAAGCGCTGCAAGGCCGTGAACTCGCGCCCGGCCTGGAAACCCTCCCGCACCGGCTTCATCAGCAGCAGGTTGCGGTAAGCCTCGCGCGTCGCAAAGAGTCCCGGCCGCCCGCGCGTCAGCTCGGCCGCCTTGAGCAACTCGGTGTCGCCCAGCACCCGCCCGAGCACCCCCAGCCCGCGCGTCTCGACGATGTTGGTGAAGTTCAGGGGGTCGGCGACAAAGCCCGAGATCAGCTCGCGGACCTGCCCCGGCACGCCGTACTGCGCCGCCGTCTCGTAGTACACGAGCGCCGGGTCCTCGCCCGCCGCGATCCGCCGCCGCGCCGCCACCAGCGCCGTCAGCCCGCCGTTTGCCTGCGGCAGGTCGTAGTCCACGAACGTCTGCTGCCCGCCGAACTGACCCGGCCACACCGGCAGCGCCTCGTACGTCAGCCGCGCCGCCTTCCAGGTTGCGCCCAGGTTGCCGACGACTTCTTCCGGCGTCCCGAATTTCTCCGGCTCGGTCAGCGCCCCGCCGATCTGCCCGGCTGTCCCCAGCGTCTGCTCCAGCGCCTGCCTTGGCCAGTCCAGCCAGTGCAGCGCCTGGCCCACCACGTTCTCCTCGTCGAAGCGCCGCTGCGCCTCCGCCCAGCCGTAGGCCGCCGCCAGTTTCTCCGTCTCCCGTTGCTGATAGCCCGGCAGCAAGTATCCTCCGACTCCGCCCACCGCAAAGCCAATCGCTCCCCCCACCGGTCCGCCGAGGCCCAACCCCACGATCCCGCCCGTCAGCGCCAGCGGCCCGGCCTGCGTCACCTTCCCCAGCGGGCTGCCCATGAAGGCCGCAAACCTTCCGCGCAGCGTGCCCGGCGGGCCCGGCGGCAGCCCGAACTCCTGCCCCTGCTGCTCCGGCGGCAGCCCGGCCGCCAGCCCGATGCCCTTCTGCATGACTGTCCCGCGCTTCGGCTCCTGATAGGTCGAGACCAGCGCGTCGTACTCCGCGCGCGTGATCCCCCTCGTCACCGGCCAGCTGTCCGACGGCACCATCAGCTTGCCGTCCTTCACGTAGTAGTCCAGCCCCGTCTCGGCCTGCGTGCCCTGGTACTGGGCGGCTTGCTCCCCGCCCGGCGCGTAGAACTGGCCCGACTCTCCTGCCGGAGTCGGAGGGGCGAAGCGTTGAATGGGTCTCTGTTCGGGGGGCAGCGGCGCCGTGGGGACGCGCGCCTGCACTACGCGCGCCTGGCCCGCGCCCGGCAGGCGTTGCCGCGGCAGCCGCGCGATCTGCGTCTCCCGCTCTTGCGGAGTCAGACGAGCCGCGGGGGCCGGGGGCAGGCTGCGTCCTGAGCCTGTCGAAGGGGGCCTGGTCCGGTAGCGTTTGACGGGGACGCCAGGGGGCATGTCAGTCCACTCTGCGAAAATCTGCGCAATCTGCGGATCAGAACCGCCAGCTCACCAGCCCGTAATACCACGGCGGCACTTCGCGCGGCGCGCCCCCGCCTCCGCCGCCATCCCCATAGCCGCCGTAGCCTCCGCCCGTGTCGCCGCCCCCGCCACCGTAATCCGGGTACGGGTAGAACGGCTCGGGCCCCAGCCCCGTGTCGCCCGCCATCTCTTCCGCGGGCGGCTCGAGCTGCACGTACGGCCTGGCCGTCACCGGCGCGCGCGCCTTCGTCATCGTCCCCCGGCGCACCGGTGGATTCTCCAGCGACCTGAACTGGGAGGGCGAAAAACCGTAGCGCGGACCGCCATAATTTGGATACACGTCTTCCCAAGCCGGCTTGACAAAGGGCGGGTTAGCCGCGTTGTACGCGGCCAGTCCCTCGGGTGTGCGGAAGGGACTATAGCCGGGGATCAGAGGGCGATTAGGGTCATAGGCCGCGTGCCCCTCGGGTGTGCGAAAAGGGCTATACGCCGTAAAAGGGGGAACGCGAGCGTTGAACGCGCTCAGTCCCTCCGGTGTGCGGAAGGGACTGTAGCTGGGGATCGTGGCCGCGGTTGGCGCCGCGTAGCTGGGGAAATTCGGGTTCGGGACCGCGGCCACGCCCCGGCCACGCGCCGCGTAGCTGGGGATCTTGGCCGCCGGCTTTGCGGGGGTCGCCGCCCGCCCGGCCTCCCGTCTCTGCGTCGCCTGCTCGCGCGCCGCCGCCCCCGCCCGGCTCGGCGCGGGGGCTGGCTTCGGCTTGGGTTCGTAGCGTCTCACGGGTCTCTTCGCCATCTCAACCTCCTGGCGGGGTCTGCCCGCCCATCATGCCGGGCTGCATCCCGAAGGCCTGCATCCTCTGCGCGTGCTCGCCCATCCTCGCCTGCTCGTCGGGCGCCATCTGCGCGCGCTCTTCCGGCGCCATCGCCAGGAACGCCTGCACCTGCTCGGCCAACGCCAGCGGCCCAAAGAAGCCCGCCTGGAACTCCGCCTCCCACTCCGCCGCCCGCAGCTGTGCCTCCACGAACGCCCCCAGCACGTCGGTGATCTTGATCATCGTGCCTGCCCCCTCGCCGGCAGCGGCCCGCTCAGCGGCTGCCCTTCACCCACCCCGCCAGCCGGATAGGCCGATACCGGCTGACCTCCGCCGCCGGGTTGCCCGCCCGACGCGGCCTGCGGTGGGCCTTGCATGGGCCCCGCTTGAGTTGGGGGAGCAGATGTCTCGCGGCGAGACATCGCCGCCGCCTGTTCGGCCTGGGCTTGCATGGCCTGTGCCTGCGCCGCCTGCTGCACCTTCAGCTGATCCTGCGCGCTGAGTTGGTTGAAGATGCGCTGGATCTCGAAGGCCACGCGCTTCTCCATCCAGACCTCCTTCGCCATCGCCTCGTGCTGCCCCATGCTCAGGATGTTCTCTTGCAGCCAGCGGTCGCTCGCCAGCCCGGCCTGCTTGAGCGCCAGCGCCGTGTTCGCCAGCTGCAGCTTGTCCGTGGGCAGGTCCGGCTCAAGGCTCACCCGCAGCGCCAGCCGCTCGGGCAGGTCGGCCGGCGAGAGCTCGATCTCGCTCCCCGATCCGGTGTCGTAGAACTTCCCACCCTCGGGCGGGTCCGCCTTGTACCAGGCCAGCGCCGCCAGCAGCAGGTTCGCGATCGCCTCCCCGCCCAGCTGCTTCGTCGCCGTCAGCGGCAGCCGCCCCGCCTGCACCAGCAGCGAGATTGCGCTGAAGGCCATCACCTGCTGCGGCGGCGCGCCCAGCGCCATCTTTGGGATCGTCGACTCTTCGTTCAGCCGCGCCGCCAGCTCCAGCCCCTTGTACTGCTCCGGGTCCACCACCTTCTCCAGCAGCGCCGAGGGGCGCTCGCCCTTCGGCACCTTCATGATCCCGCCCGGCGTCGTGCGGTCCACCGTCGTCGGCGCCTCCATGTCATCCGTCTCCTGCACCATGAGCGGGTTCGACCCCAGCGCGTGGATCAGCGAGTAGACCGTGGTCAGCCCCAAATTCTCGCGCTTCCACAATCCCGACTTCGCCATCGCGTACAGCATCGGGAAGCGCTGCAGCTCCGGGCGCGCGAACAGCATCGTCCCGTCCACGATCTGGTCCACCACCGGTAAGAACGACAGCCCGTGCTCGTCGAACCAGACCCACTCGCTCGTGTCGTCCAGCCACACCGCCCGGTATTGCCAGTCGTACCAGTCGTTCAGCGTGACCTGGTCGTACGTGCGCCAGGTGAGCGCCTTCGCTCCAGCCGCGTCCTCGGCCGCCTGCCCCCACGTGGCCACCACCTCGCCCCACGTGACCGCCGTCCGGCGCAGCATCCCCCTCAGCCCGAAGGCATCGAAGTCGCCGTAACACGTCGCCGGCGAATAGACCTGGAAGAAGTACGGCGTGCGCGAGGCCACGTGCTGCATGCGCGCCACCAGCACTTTGTTCTTTGTCTTCTCCGCCTGCTTGAGCAGGTCGGCCGTGCGCGTCACGCTCGCGCAGATCTCGGCGAACATCAGCGCCGAGAACACCGCCTCGTAGTGCACCGGGCGCTGGGCCACGCGCCCGCTCCCCGCCCACATCGCCTTGCAGGCCTGCTCGATCTTCCCGCTCGCCTGCTTGGCCTGCGCCTGCGCCTCGTCGAAGGGCACGTTGATCTGCGGTTCCGTGCTCACCATCAGCCGCACCGCCCCCATCAGCGCGTTGTAGGCGGAGGGCGACATCGTCGCCTTGATCCAGTCGCCCGTGGGCGGATCCGTCCACTCCATGTGCACCATCTGGCGCAGCTCCTCGTACAGGGAGTCGCGCGCGCCATAGAGCATGCGCAGGTTCGCCGCCCGGTCACGGATGCGCTCGAACTCGGCGCGGAGATTGGAGTCGGTTTGATCAGCCATGCTTCATCCGCCTTCTGATTTGGCCGGTGGCCCGGTTATCGCGCCAGCCGCGCATGGTCAGCACGCCGCGCTTCACGTTGAAGCGGAAACGGTGCACCAGCCCGCAATCACAACAAGCCATCTTCAAGTCCTTCCGTCTCCATCGCACGCGCACGCGCTGGCCCGCCTCAATCTTCGGATAGCGGCTCATAAGTCCTTGCTCCCCAGTCCGCTCCCCATCAACTGCCGCGCGCGCCTGACCACGGGGTCGGCGACCAGTTGCCGGATCACACGCGCCGGGGCGGGAGGCTTGACGTTGGTCAAGCCGTAGCGCAGCATGTCGTAGTCGTGATCGTCCCCCTTCGTGTCCACGTCCTCCACGTGCACCGGGTCGCGCACCAGCGCCGGCAGCGTGCGCACCAGGTCCGTGCAGGTGTTGAAGATCTGCAATCCCGGCAGCCCGTCCGGCAGGTCGGCCAGCAGCGTCTTGACCTTGCGCACGCCCGTGAGGCGGTCGTTGTCTCCCTCGACCAGCGGCACGCCCTCCGCCCGGTATTCGTCGGCCGTCGAGAAGGTGCGCTCCTCGTGACTCTTCTTCGTCCACATGCTCGGGTCGGCGTAGGTGATGTGCACCTTCTCCGACGGCGGCGAGTTCGCCACGATCAGCCGCGCCTGCTGCCGGTCGGTCAGCCCGGTCTCGTGCACCTGCCGGTAGACGTACACCCGCCCGCTGTCCGGGTTGCGGCAGAACCACCCGCACACGAACGGCGCCACGCTCCCCCAGTCCACCGCCCGCCACCTCGGCCAGCCCAGCGGCAGCTCGATCGGGTCGATGAAATGCCGCTCCCGGCGCAGGTCGAACACCTGCCCGACGAACACGTCCCAATCCCCCCAGCGCCAGGCGCGCGCCAGATCCGGCGGGAGCGAGTCGAGCATGTCCCAGTAGGCTTTGTCCAGGTAGGGGTTGTCGTCCGGCAGCGCGCGCACGAACGCAAATTGATCGGCCAGCTTCTGCATCTCCGGCGGCAGCGCCTGCGGCTTATCAACCCCCCAGTAATCGCGCACCCACAGGTGCCCGATCCCATCTGGGTTGCTGCCCGCCACGAACTTGCAATCGGAGTTGGGCAGACCTGGCCAGCGCAGCGAGCCGCGCAGGGTGTCGAAGACCGTGACCGGGTTCATCGTCAGTTCGTCCACCCCGATGTCGGCAAACTCCGCGCTCTTGTACTTCGAGAGCTTATCCAAATTTCTCAGCGCCAGCACCCCGCCGCCGTACTCCGGCCGCAGGTGGTAGCCCAGCCCGTGCGCCTGGCTCTCCTTCAGCTCGCCCAGCCAGTCGGGGAACTCGCGCTCGATCTTCCCGATCTGCCGGTCCTTGAGCACCGGGTAGTCCTCGCAGAAGAGCGCCGAGACCACGCCCAGCACGCCGCGCGCCGCGCGCTGCAGGATGCGCTTCAGCAGATACCAGCGCAGCCAGTGCGACTTCATGCAGCCGCGGCTCCCACCGTAGAGCGTGAACTTGTGCTCCGCGGCCGCGCGCGCCGCCGCCACCTGCTTCGGCTCGAAGTGGCACAGGTCGTCGAACTGCACGCGCTCGACCTCAGGACTCGTCATCGCGCCCCGCGTCGTCATCGCCCATCACCAGCAGCTTCACGCTGCCCGACTGCTCGACTCTCTGCATCGGCTTGCCCAGCACCTGATCCAGCACGCGCTGCGCGCACGCCGCCCGGAACTCCGACGCCGCCATCGTCTCGGGCTGGCCGCGTGGTGGGGCTGAACGCATGTACTTGCACAGCAGCGTGAAGGCATAGTCCGCCTCCGTGATCCGCCGGTCGGCCAGCTTCCGCTTGAGCAGCGTCGCCGCCTGCGGCTTGCGTCCCGCGCCCGCGCGCTTCCCGCCCCGCGCGCGTGGATTCCCGTGTTTCAAGGCCGCGCCCTGAGCCGGCTGAGCCGCCTGAGCCTGTCGAAGGCGAAGCCGAAGGGCCTTTGATTTCATCTGTGAAAAACGACATTTCAAAGTGTCGTATTACGTTTGGCCATGGGGATTCTCCTGCTTCGCCAGCTCCTGCACCGGCGTGATGTCCGCCGAGAGCGTCACGCGCAGTCGGCGCGTGTGCCCCTTCTCCATCACGATCGCCACCTCCCCGAAGCCGCCGCCCGTCAGCACCCGGTCGAGGTGATCCACCAGCATCTGGCACTGCCACAGCGTCAGGTGCGCCAGCAGCCGATGCATAATCACCTCGGTCTGATGCGGCAGCGGCAGCGCCGCCGTCTGGGCGTGCGCCGAGTCAGTTGCCATCCCGCCTTCCGCCTTCCGCCTTCTGCCTTCTGCCTTCCGCCTTGCTCCCTCCGACCACATCGCCGGTCACGGTCACGTCGCCCGCCGCCTCGATGATCAGCGCGCCCGCCTGGTACCGGCGGAAGAGCGTGTGAATCGACTCCACCAACTCGTCCAGGTCGTGCTGCCCATCCAGGGGTTGGCCGTCGCGCACGATGGCCACCAGACGCAGCAAGCGCAGCCCCAGCGCCGCGTTGAGCGACTCGAGCTGGTGCACCCGGCGCACCAGTTCCTGCCGGCGCGTATAGACCACGTAGTGCAGCACCAGCAGCAGCACCACGATCACCGCCAGCAGCCCGTCCTGCAGGGTGATCGTCACCGGGCGCGGGCGCGCAGCCCGTCCTCGAGCGCCGTGCCGAGGATGTAGCTGACGACCACGGCCACGCCGGCGACGAGCTGGTCGAGCGGGATGCCCGCGCGTTCGCCGAGCAGCACGAAGGCCAGGCCGACCACGGCCGCCCAGAACTTGCGCGACTTGAGAAGCTGTCCGATCTTGGTCATGAGGGGGATCCTTTCTAAAAGACCGGGGCGCGCATCGCCTGCGCGCCCCGGTCTCGTCGACTCTAAGGCGGAGGAAAGTGTACGCCCTTGCGGGCGGGGAGTCAATCCGGGGGAACAAAAAGCCCCGGCGTGTGAGCCGGGGCAGGTGGGGCGATATGCGGTTGTGGGGGGGGGACGTGGTTACTCGTCTTCGTTCGGCAATCCCCAGCCGGTCGTCTCTGTTTGATTGGCGTTGCTATTGGCCAACCGCACCGCACCGCATTTGCCGCACGTCTCGATGATCGTGATGTTGCCGGTGGCGACCGGGTTGGGATCGCGCGCCACGATGGGGCGATAGCCCTCGGTGCGTTCTGTGACTTGGGCCTTCGGGTGTTTGCAGGTGCTCATGGTGTCCTCCAGTGTGATGGTGTGAAAAGTGTAGCACGGTCGCGGGTCGAAACCCGCAAATTGTTGGTTAGAGTTCCCGACTCTAGAACGGCTCCTCCTCCGCCTCGGGCTGCGGCTGCTTCATCGCCGCCGGCGGCTCGCTCACCCCGTGAGTCGCCTTGCGGAAGCGCACCACCACGTGCTGCCCCCCGAAGGCCGTCACGCTCTCCGCGTACAGGCTGATCTTCTGGCCCGTCCACGTGCCCACCTCGTCCGACCCGAGCGCCGCCGCGATCTGCTCCGCCATCGTGCGGTTCAGGATCACCCCCTTGTGCGCGCGCTCGAAGTAGATCACGTACTTGTCCACGCGCTTCTTTGCGCGCCCGTCAAACATCGGCTCGGCGACCACCTCGCGGATCGCCAGCGTCCACGCCTTGCCGTTCAGGTCTGCGCCGCTGATGTAGCGGCTGGGGAACATCTCGTTCACGTTCATCGTTTCGTCTCCTTCACCGGGTGGAGGCCACTGTGAGGATGGCCCCCACCCGGAAGCAAAACAGGCGACCCTGAGCCCGTCGAAGGGGCAGGTCGCCTGTGTATGCTACAATCTCGGCAACCCTGCCACCGCTCACAACGATGGTTGGGGTCAGGCTCTGGGTGGTGTGTCAACACCACTCAAGGCCGGGGCGGGTGGCCGGTGGGCCGCCCGCTTTTTGTTGTAAATGTTTACTACTTATAATACACCCGCTCCCGGAAGAGTCAAGTTATAATTGCGTTGTGCCCCCGCTCAGAGTCGAACTGAGATCTCCACCTTAGCAGAGCGGCGCTCTATCCTTTGAGCTACAGGGGCATGCCTGGTGCCGCCGCTCAGAGTCGAACTGAGATCGTGGCCTTAGCGGGACCGTGCTCTATCCTTTGAGCTACGGCGGCATGGTGCCCCTGGTCGGAGTCGAACCGACATGCTCTCCGTGCGACGGGAGTGCTCGATCCATTGAGCGACAGGGGCATTAAAAAGCACGGGGCGATCCGTGGTTCGGACCGCCCCGTGCTCATCGCATCTAACGGGCTAGTTCTTCAGGGACACAGACTCAAGTCGAACGACACGTAATCGCCGTGCACCCAGGCGCGCACTCCGAAGGCCTCCACCTCCAGCCAGTCTCCCTGCTCGCCGATCACATCCAGCCGGTCGCACCGCCGCAGATCGCCAATGTCCTGGTAATCCGCACCGGGTCCGGACCGCAGGTTCAACCCTTTCGAGACGACCACGGCGGGCGTGCCGGCGTTCATCGGCGGGGGGATCGCTTGCCTTTGAAAGTTCGGCCCGGGAACCTTCGGCGTCTCGCCGCGAGGTGGCGCCGCGGGAGTCGGCTCGGTAAGTCCTTGCGTGAAACCGGATCCCAAGCCGCCGGCCGCCGGTCCCAGAAGCGCCGCCGTGACAAACACAGCGAAGCACAGGTAGCCGCTCCCCAGGCCAACCCCAATCCCTGCCACTCGGCAGACCCAATCACGCCAGTGATAGTGTCGCTTGAAGTAGCCGCTGAGGGGAAACATCAGGATGGCTCCGATCACCAGGGGAATCATCGCGACCTCCTTAATTCAAACAATTTTCCAATTGACACGCCACCCCCGCTGGGTGTACGCTGTTCGCAATGTCGAACTTTGCCTATATCACCGTTCCCCAAGCGGCTCAACTTCTAGGCGTGACCACGCGCCGTGTTCAGCGCATGATCACCGAGGAGGGTAAGTTCCCCGGGGCGCGCAAGCTCAACCCCGACGTGCCGACTTCGGACTACCTCATCCCCCGCAAGGAAGTTGAAGCTGAAATCAAAAGGCGCGCCCAGTCGCCCAGCCAGGACGGCTGAGCGCGCAAGTCGCACTACTCTGTCCACCGGACAGATCGAGTCGTTTGCTTGCACAGCTCCGACCCGAACTGCACTTTTACAACAGAATAGCACGACTTCAGCGGATCACGTGATCCGCCTATGACCCTGTTGGGTCTCGAACCCAAAACCTAACGTTGGCGTCGGGGGGGGCCCAAAAAACCCGGTTGAGGGTTGGTGGTTTTAAAATAAC